GAGTTTAATTATAATGAAAGTATAATATCCAAAAAACTGCTACAGCGCGAGATGCCGGATGATTCCTTGAAATATTATTCTTGGGATGATTGGTATAAGGAACAACTAAATAACAGATAAAGAAAGGCGCTTCGGCGCCTTTTTTTTTTTGCCCTAGAAGGAAGCTTTCGGGCAGCGAACTTTTCCCATCTCCAAGAAAGGGAATAAAAAAGAGCCGGTTATGTGTAACCGGCCCCTTCTTTAGGAGGGAAGATCACTACGTCTTTAACTTTCTATTAAAGCCGTCTTTATCTCATTTGCATCCTCTTCACATACCATAATAGTAACTGTATCTTCTTGAAATGTCATAGGATCACCTCCAATCATCCTGCGGCCGTTACTGTAATTGTTTTTGTGGCCGAGATACTACTATGATCATGTAATGTGGCTGTAATAGTTACTGTACCTTCTGAAACTCCTGTAACAACTCCATCTTCTACTGTAGCTACGGTCTCATCACTAGATGACCAATCAACAGTTTCTCCTAAGGGGGTTGTCGTAGCTGTAAGAGTAATTGTTGAATCTTCTTGAACTGAATCTTCTCCTGAAATGCTAATATCATACGTCGTATCATAACTTATCTCACCTTCTTTAAGAACATCCTCTACTGTGAAATTAAATATGTTACTTGCGCCTGCTACACCGTTAGCATCTATCCACCTTAATTGTGCTTTAACAGGAGCCCCTGCAGCAAATAGATATGATTCAGTTTGTGAAATAGTATTCACTATAGAAGCACTTGTTATTCTCAGTGAATCGTCTGAATTAGTCCTTTCTAAAATAACCTTACCACTTTGTATATACGTTAAATACACTTTATGATTTGTTAAATCAAGTTCTCCTGTACTTATCGTATGCGTTGCTGTTGTTCCTCTTCTCATTAAATTTTACCTCCTTAAATGTTTATTATCACTTTTTCTCCTACTTGTTAAATACCCGAATAAGGCTTTTTTGTATCTAAGTCCTTTTTTATATCCTTTATATCTTCTTGTATTTGGTTTATGTCAGTATGTACTTGACTAAACTCTTCATTAAAATCATTTAGAACCTCTACAAAGGATGCATTTACCTCGATGGCCTTTTTCACTTGTTTTTGGTTTACTGATATCATCTCATATAACTTGGCTTCACGTGCTTTATTTTCGTCGGTTATTTTCAAAAAGGCTTGATAAATAAAGTAAGCTAAACCTACGGCAACTACAATAGGAAAGCCGAGGGTGGATATTAAATTGACAACATCTTGCATTGCTTTCCCTCCTTTCTAAGAATATTAGTGGGAAGGCCATTCTTCCCACTATTTACTTACTATTATACTACCGCAAATACCCAACGGAAGTAGTCTGCATTAATATACTCATTATTAAGCACTGCTTTTAAGCCTTGACCAAAAATGCCTGGATATTCAACGCCATGAGGATCGTTACCTCCCATGTATGCACATATTTCCATGGCAGTGACCATAAATTGACACTCACCAAGTTCTATGTAATGATGATCTACGGCGGCGTCTGTCTTTGTGCCATACTCACCATCAATAACTAATGGTGTATCATAGCATCTTCTAACAAGAGCATTTGGACCACAATAGTCTCTATTAAGAGCTACTTGTAATACCCTTATTTTATTTCTTTTTGTTTCAGGACCATATTTGCCATCCACATCAATATCAACGCCGGTAAAGTTAATAGATTCTTGCTGACCTATTTTAACATTCTCCATATGAGCATCAGGTACAACAGGATTTACAATGATTCCACCATTATTATCACCAACGTATCTAAGTACGCAATCCCAAGGATAATTGTAATAGCTTCTTACACATATCTCTCGTCCTGTTTGATCGCCTGGGCGACCACCTACAGCTCTTCCAAGCTCGTTAATTGAAGCATGTACAAGTTGACCATTACCAACATAGGTTGCAACATGATGAGCATGATTAAGACATACATCTCCGGGTTGTAATCCCGCACCAGTGTGTAGATTAACAGAACTCGTTACATCTGCAAAACCTTGTGCCAAATATATATTACGTATGTTACCTGTATAAGTTGCGCCTGCAGACTTTACTGGTACGCCGGCGTTCTCCCAAGCTTGGATGTTCATACTCGAACAGTCATAATCTCCGTTTTCACCCCAACGGTGAATCTGGTCATAGCCATGACCATCATCGGCTGCAATGTCTAATTGCCATTGTAAGGCGGCTTCAATTTTTCCCATCTTTATTCTCCTTTCTCAATTTTAGTTGGCGGATTTGGTAGTTGACTTTTTGTCTCAATACCTACAGTGTTTGTGTCGTTCGTCGGTTCGAACGGATTTGGCAAATTCTTAACATTCATTAGGAATGTAACTACAAAAGCCAGTAGTGCGGTACCTAAAACAAGTCTCCAATCAACATCCCAAATTACAGATGCTGTAATTATGACAGCTACCGCTGCCTCCACCATAGTTTTTAGGGCTCTGATAAGAGTATCAAATAGCCATGCTTTCCAATTTGCGTATTTCATATAATACCTCCTTTCTTTATGTGTATACTATTTGGTATTCATCATATGAAACAGACCAATCATCGGTAGATGTGCCTAATGTGCCTGTTCTTGTAAATATAACATTTTTATGTGTATCATCATCAAATGTATACTCTTTACCATACAGATTAAATATACCATCGAATCTTGTGCTTTCACCTTTAGAAGCAAGATGTAAAAATACATCACCATTATCAACTAAAAATACTTCCCAAATATACTTATATGGGTCTGTTCTTGAATTATATGGAGACCAGCCTTCCCATCTAACCTTTAATACTTGGCTATTACCAACTTCAATCAATTGGTATGCAAATTTATTTATATATGTATCACGCCTATTAACTTTAAGGTTTTCTGAATTGGCATTAAAGCCCATATAAGAATTGGCACCAATATAAATACTAACAACTTTATTGTTATTTATATACCATGCAAACGGTTTTTCTTCTGTTCCAGAAGGTACACTAAATGATGTATTACCATCGTCACTAGAAAATGATACAACAGTCATTCCACTTTCAGTATCTGCATAATCTAATAACGATATTACTGAAACATTTACACTAAATGGTTTAGTATCATCAGTAGGATTCCTAAAAGCATGTGCTTTAACTCGTACAGCTATATTTGATGTTATAGTATCTGCAAGTGTTACTCTAACCTTATTTTCATCAACTACTGTACAATTAGAAACACGTAATGACTTCTTTGATTGATTTACAATAACATCATAAGTACTAATAGAACTCTGTAATAAGTCATTAACGGAAACCTCAATTATTCTTGCACTTTTAACTTCTACATCTGTTACTGCAGTACCGACATCTGAAGCCAAATAAACACCTGTAAGCTCTCTAACCTGACTACTTGTGTTGTCTACTGCCATGATAACTAACCCACTTGTCAATATTCTTAAGATTCCAGCTCCAGCAACAACTTCTTGCGTTCCAGATACACCATACTCTGCCATTGCAAATACTTGGTCAGTCATTGGACAATATTGAGCAGGTATATGATTATTTGGGTTTAGTGGTAGCGGATGAGGTCCAACGCTTTCAGTTGTATAAAAGTGAAAGTTAATAAATCTATCTACACGCTCTAACTCGATTACAGAATGATTATCCATATTCAAGCTAATCTTTTCATATGTATTAGGCCAATCAGTCCAGTCAGTACGTGAACCTTGTATTTGCAACTCTAATATGTTACTATCATAACTAGTTGCTTCACCTTCATTGATATAACCAACACACCAACATTCATACGTACCAGTGGTGTCTGGCATTGGAATATCGAATTCCGGCTCATAACTTACATGAGACAATGTATTTTCAAGAAGTTTCAAATAAACTCTGTAGCATTGATAAGTTACATAATCCTCCTGTGTGCTATCCTTAGGCGGAGGTGTAATTATTATATGTATACGATTGCCTCTAAGTTCAGCCTCGATTGTCGGTGCGACATGTTTCTTAGTAACATAGTTTACTGGAGCAACTATTCGACTAAGATTACGATAGGCCAATTTATAGAAAGCAATAGCACCTTCATTAGGAAATGCCTTGACTCCGAGCCTATCAATCCTTTGTCTTGTTATCCTTGAAGAACCTTTAGTTGTCCATTCTAACTCATCATAATCTACGTAAGTGTAATAAGCTTCATGCTCATTAGTTCTTTCATGATAAATTCCAATAGCCTTTGACTCTTTATCACCACCTTGATAAGAATCCATGGTACGATAGTACTGTGTGATGTCACCATCTTTAGATTCATGCACGATTGCTAAATCACGAACAACACTAGGTTCAGGATTATTAGCATATTCAGTTAAATTTATTTCCTTATCAAATACTAATGGCATATAATGCCTCCTTTACCATTCCCAAGTAGCTCCTATATCTACTACATGTTGATCGTCTTTCCAAGGCCTATCTATATCACAATCCATAGTAATAACAGCATTCTGAGCAGGCGCTGATGTAAAATGCAGTGGGCTTCCTTCATGTGTAAGTATTAAACCAAAGCCATTATGATAGTTAGAACTTGAATAATAACCTTCCATTTTAATACTTATGCGCCAATAAATTGCATCAACGGGTGTTTCTAAAGCATATTTTGCCCAGTCTGCAAGGGGCTTATCCTTTGGATTTACTCGAGTAGATTTATCTGCAGGACAGCCAGTAACATCTTCTAAAATGATTTGCCAAGTGTTTCCATCATTTGAAGCTTCTAATGTAACTTCATCATACGTAGTGCTATCAACTTCAGACGTATGAAAAGATGTTGAGATATATATTGTATCAATTGGCATACCAAAAAGTTCTTGTTTATTAGGCACTTTTATTATAAAAGGTTCTTGATTAGTCATATAAATATTTTTTGCACCAGAGCCATCTACAGGAATGGCTTTATAATTAGATTGAGCGTCCTTATTGGTACCTAATGTAGGTAACTTAAAGGCATCAGAAGCGCCCGTATATATGCGTGTAATATGATGAGTAGTAGGTGCTGTACTTGATATTAGCCCTCCTATAACAATATGATGCAAACTTGGAGTTAACTCACAATTATGCTGAATATTGTGTACATTATCTATTGTATAATCTACACCTCTAGTTTGTAGCACGCCGTTTATGTAAATTTTTTCAGTGTTTAATAACCATGCTGGTATTGGCGGAGTAAAATCTTGTGTAGCTCCATCACCAACACCAACAGTATAGTCACTAATAGTAGCTTGTGCCATTGTGCCGATGATAGGCAAATCAACCCTGTAATCTAAACTTAAACTATTGATAAAATGTCCGTTAGCATTGGAAGAAACACCTATACGTGTAGTATTTACAGTGGCTACAGGGCTATAGTAACTAACAGAGATATTAGCTAAAATAATTGCATGATAGTCCCAGCGTGTAAACTTATATACATAGTTGCTATCGTAAGCAGCCCTAATAAAACGTATATCATAATATGCTTGATAATATCTTATGCCGCTGTCATAAGAACTATAATCGGATAAACTTCCAACAATACTATTATTACTTACATAATTAGCTAATTCTTGTGCTGAAGGAAAAGTAACATGAATATTATAAGTTATTATAAGTTCATCTAAGTCTGTTTTATGTATAGTTATTGGATTTCCTTCAGCATCTTTGAATAAGCTATGTGTCATAAGTTTATCTTTGCCGGGACTTCCTCCATAGTAACTATACAGTTGCCATATACCTAATTCAGTTATATCACCAACATAAGCCGAAGATGCAGGTACTGTAAAAAGGTATGTAACAGTGCATGTCCTATTATTCATATCTAAAGAGCCCGCCCTGGAGGTTTCTCTTATAGGATTACCTAAAACTTGTGTTAAAGTCTCGTCGGAAGAAGATGGTTCCGTTGTGCCTGTACCTATTTCTAAATATTTACCTGCATTAAGCCCTCCTCCGTATTTTTCGCATACGCAACAACCATTAAATTTATCTGTACATATATTATGCATTAAAAACTCTGTTACTTGTTTAGTTTTTATATTACGCTTGATGATGTGTATATCATTGCTAACTTTAATATTGCCTTTCTTTTGTAATAACATAAGCCCTCCTTTATTATACCGGTGCATCTTTTATATCGTAATAAGCTATTTGTGTTATTTGTAGTCCCTTAACAGTCGTTTCATCAATAGGAGCTTTATAAATTCTAGTTATTTGATGATACTGTTCTGTTGGAGTATTTAGTATTCCTATAACGCCAGAAGATTCAACGACATTAAAATATGATGTCTCTTTACTTTTAAAGCTTATATCAAAATTTTGCAGCCCTTTTATAGAAGTAGGATATTCATGCTGTGTATTTATGTATATACGTTTATCTAAATCTATTGTTAGGGAATTTTTTAATGCATATATTAAATCGTCTTGTTTATAACGTAAAAAGTTATTATGCATGATAGTAAAACGATAATAAATGTTTTTTAGGGACATTTCTGAAGTTATATTTATTTTAGTTTTATCATAAAGAACTGTCCATTCAACGTCTTTAATATTTTCAACACCCTGACATTGTATCAAGTCTTTATATTCCAAATATCTTTGTGTCATCCAAAGAGGATGATCTACTGTTAATATCCATTTAACATGATTTTTACCATATTCATCCAACCCTAAATCTTCATAGTCTACCTGTGTTATTGCTATAGGCGGATCTAGCTGTTCTATAGAATAATATCCAAAGAACTGTATATACATACCTTCTTCTTGTATAACACCATTTATAGAAGTTTTTTCTGGGTAGGCCGCTTGACCTACATATGTTCTATCTGTATATTTCCAAAGGTTTTCGGCCGCATTACTTAATGTAAAAGATGCTCTATAATCATTAAGACGATGTACATCAATAGCATCCCAATTACCATTAAAAGCTTGAGCATCTTCCCAAAGCTTCTTTCCAGCAACACTACTATAATAGTATCTTCTATAGTATGCTACATTATTTTTAATGTATGCAACAATCAAACCTTGGTCTTGATCGGGATAATCTATAGAGCTATATCCTTTACATGCTTTAACCATTGATACATCTGTATCAAGTAAAACTGGTGCAGTATCATTAATACCATGATAAGCATATAAATTATTATCACCATCAATATTAAAGATGTATGGCACCTCTTCAGTTTCAATGGTGTATTGATCGGCATTAGTACGTAATACCCAATCACCATCAAATTCTATAGCAGCTCCTCGACTCACGCCAAGAGAACCAACACTTGTCCAACCAACATTGGTATTTGTTTCTTTATATAGTCTGTACTGTACATAAAGAATATCACTTTCAATACCTACGGCCCATATTTCATTTGGGCCATTATCTGCTTTTAATTGCCTAACGGATATATCATATACATCCATAGCTAAATCAATTTCTCTGATCGCTAAGTAACCGGCATCAATTGTAAATAATGCACCCCTCACTGGTACGGTAAATGTGCCATAGTTAACTTGTGCAGTAACAAAGAAACTATGATTACCCGCAAGACGATGTAAAAATGCGTGAGGCACACCAATACTATTATGGCCTGGATATAAATCATAAAACAGCGGCGAAAATAGCTCCTCTGCTTCATTATCATAAAACCTTAACGTTAAAGTACATTTTTGCGTTGTATTAAATGTAAATAAGAAATGCCCTTGTACATCCGTATTTTGTAATAACTTACAAGTTATTAAAGCTATAGTTGTTTCATAAATAGAACCTGTAAATTCAACAGTATTGTAATCATACAATAATTTTGAAAGCGCCTGCTTAACACCTTCTATCTCAACTTGCGCACTTTCATCTGCTGCTTCTGGTCTAAGCTCCCATAGCATAATGTCTACGGCACGCTTTGAAGAAATAGTAACATACATTTCCTCAAATTCACCATCAAGCATAGAAAATTCACATTCATATTTATTTTCATCTACTTGTACGGGATATAAAACAGCCTGCGTATAAGTAGGCTCTTTTTTCATTTTAGTATAAACTAATACTTGTAACCATGGCTGATAATTATCCGTGAACGGATCAACTCCAATACAAGTAAATAAAAATTTTGAAGTAGTTTGCGCTAAATCAGTTATATCTAAATGTTCTGTTGCGGATCCTCCAGCGCCAATATGCAGAATGCCGTTAATTATAGTAGCATTTGTTAACGTATAATAACCTGCTTCATTTTTTAATATATTAGCGCCGTAAGCCATCGTTACCCTCCGAATATTGCAGCATTAAGAAGTTTTAAGGTACTATGTAAACCGCCATCGTACTTAAACTGCTGCCTTATAATAAATCCTGTAAAATCAATGCCGTAATTTTCACTGAACACTCTAACTTTATCCCCTGGTTGATATTTTGGATTACCTCGAATTTCTAATTCTAAAGTAGGAATATTTTGTCGTATGTAAGAAGTTAAAATATCTTTTATTCTTTGTGCATACGCTATATCCTGAATATAATCATTCGAGATTTTAATCATATTGTCAGTATCATCTGACAAAACATTTTCTATTTGCTCTATAACATAACCAAAAAACTTAATAAGTAAAGTTGTTTCAAAAGCACTATTATTTCGAATAGTATAGGTTATATCGTGCGTAGTGGCGATTACATCCGTAACCTGCAAATCGGCCTCACTCCGACACTCCAAATGCGATAAAGCATATAGCGGAGCTTTTGTTAAAACCTGATTGCTAATATGTAACAATTCATTTACTCCTATAGGCTGGTCTTTATTTTGTAATACTTCCTTTTCAACACTTAATTGAGGGATTTTAGCTGTAACACTAACTCCATCATGTGAAACTAAAACTGATTGCGTTATCTTCATTGAAATGATTTGATTGTCATCAGTTAAAGTCCAATCCAAAGAACTTACATTGTCTAAAGCTTGTATTACTGTATGTCCTTGATGATTATTATAAATAAAAGCTAAAGACCCTTGTGCCCATTCTGCTATAAACTTCTTATTTTCCTTATCTATAAAAGCATATTTTAAATTTTGAGTAAACGTTCCTTTTATTGTTACTTCTCTATGTAAAACACTAAAGAAATCTGTAATGAATCTTGCCGTATTGTAATCTCTTTTAATAGGCAAGTGTACTTCGGCATTATTAAACAAAGTGTATAAAATGTCTTCTGCCGTTACAGAAGCTGTAATGCCTGTTATGTCAGAAGACCAATCAGTTACAAAAAATTCTCCTAACATATCCCATTCAATTTCTTCATCTGTCACAGGTTTACAATAAACCCTTATTGGCACACCTACTTTTATTTTACCATGGTACGCACCAGTAGTGTTAGCAGGATTAAATAAGCCATCCTGACTATATAAATCAAAAGACACTTCATTAGAAGAAGGAGAACCTATGAAAGTAGAGGAATCAGCACAGGCCTCGTCCAACAAATCTAAGTTCATAAGATAATTGGCTCTAGTGACACTTAAAGGTTCCGCGCTAAGGCCGTTGAAGTAAATATCCACTTTAAAAGCAACTTCTCTTGATTCCACATTGTAATCTTCTGCTGTCGATTCTCTCATAAAAATTCTCCTATTGTTCTATTAAGTCAAATTGTACATTTTTCCATACCCAATCCGAACCTGTCATAAACAGTTCTTGAGGTATAGAGCCTGAATAAACTGTAACTGTCTTTTCCACATTATTTTCTACGTAAGTGAAAGAGTAAAATAATGAATCGGTATGCCATATTAAGTTAAGAATATGATTTAACTCTCGTGCAGTTATGGCTTCGTATGTAAAATAGAATTTTCGTTTTTTAGCTATTAGGTCGCCTACCATTAAACCGTTGGCTAAACGATCCATATTAGTAATGTTATAACGTTCTATTTTAAATTTTGAAGGCCTTTTAATAGGATAGCCATTGATACGATATTGTGCTGTAGCCATTAGCCTTTCCTCCTATCTTCTTGCATTTGAATTATTTGCATCTTACGTTCTAGTTCTTTTAATCCTCTATCATCAGCTATTAATGTGCCTACGTAAAGCGGTTGCATATTATTTCCTCCGCTACCAGAAACATTCGCAATGATTGGTGCTAGTGACGAAGTTAAGCCATTTGCAACAGCATCAACAAACGGTTGCATAGCTGTTTGATTTTGAAGAGGAATAATTGCTTCTGCTTTATTTCCTTCAGAGATACTAGCTATGTGTTCTCTATTAAAGATACCACCTGTAGCATGAGCTCTTAATGAAACTGACCTAGCTTTAGACCTAGTTAAACTGCTCTTTGCTGACAGTGCAGAAGAAACAGCCGATCTAACACTGGAAGCTGCTGATGCTACCGCACTAGCAACTCGACTAAGTAAACTCTGTGCTGAAGAAGCAAAACTAGAAATTGTACTTCTCATTCCTGATATTGCTGATGATATCTTACTTTTAGCAGTATCCATTGCACTACTTATAACACTCTTAAATGCTCCGGCCCATTCTTGTAATTTGCCCTTTGTAGAGTTAAAGAAATCAAAGAATTTCATTTTACCTGTAGCCCAGAAGTCTTGAATTTTTGCTGTTGCATTATTCCACCAGTCTTGAAGACGAACTACAAATTCAAATACCCAGCCCTTTAAGGCTTCTTTTGTATTATTGAACCATTGACCAAAACCTACAGCTGTACTAAATATCCAACCAGCTACTTTTTCGCCTGCTTGTGAGGCCCAATCGCCAAAGGATTGTACTGTAGATGAAACCCAGCCACCTATATCTGAAGCAGTGTTTGAAATCCAATTGCCTATGTCTGTAGCTGTATTAGCTACCCAATCGCCTATTTGTGTAGCGGTATTTATAAACCATGTACTTACAGTATTCCATGCATTTGTAGCCCAGGTACCAAAGCTTGTTGCTGTATTTGTAACCCAACCTGAAATGGTAGTCCAAGTATTGGTAGCCCAGGTAGAAATAGTAGAACCTACATTAGTTGCCCATGTAGTTAATGTACTCCAAGTGTTGCTAGCCCAAGTAGAAAGGTTATCAGCGAAATTAGTAAAGAAACCTATTAAGCCATCTAAGATACCTCCTATAAAGGCTGTAAATGTTTCCCAAATAGCTTGGATACCCTCCCAAAGACCATATACAATATTTCCACCTATTTCAGCAAATATTTTTGAAGGAGAATGTTCATCTAAAGCATCTTTAACTCCATCAATGAAACCTTCGAAAAGACCTTGAACGTATTCCCAAAAAGCATCCCATGCTAATGAAATACCTTCCCAAAAACCATTTATGATATCTGCACCAAATTGTACGATATCAAAGTCGGCCCAAAAAGCATCCCAATCAGCTGCTAATTGAGTAAACCAGGCATCGAATTGTTCTCCCAAAGTAGATAAACTTTGCCATAATGTAGATCCCAGCCATTCCCAATAAGCTGGATCAAATAAGTTACTCCAAGCTGCTTTAAACTCTTCAACTTTTCTATCTATGATGCCAGACCAATCAATATCTTTAAAAGGTTTTAATAATAAGCCAACTGCATGACCTGCTATATCACCTATGATATAACCCATATCATGTGCGGTGTTTTTAAGCCAATCAGTAGCGCCTTTAAAGATTTCTTTTATACCTTCCCAGCCACCTTTAGCTGTGCCATCAAACTTCTTAAAAGCATCTTTGCAAACTTCAACAAGTTGATTCATATGTTCTTTTACACGAGGAATAACATCAGAAATAAATAAGCCCGCAAAACCGCCAATTAATTGTCCTACAACAGTTCCTATAGCAGCTCCTAAAGGATTACCTCCTGCAATAATAAGACCAACTATACCTCCTATAAGACCTCCTATGGATTGTCCTATAGCGCCGTTATCCAAATCTTCTTTACTTCTATCTAATTCTTCGGCAACCCAGCCATTAAGTGCATTACTTAAAAGACCTCCAGCTAAACCAGCTATAGCACCTAAAATACCTCCTTTTAAAGCGCCTTTTAAACTAAAAGACAGACCTTGTACAATCATAGGTGCAGCGCCATCTTCTACAGCCCCTGTTACAGCTAATGCTAATGAATCAGCTAAAGGAGTAACTGTCGTACTAAAGAAGCCTCCAGCTAATCCTGTTAATGCAGATCCAATACAGCCACCTATAATATCGGAAATACTTGTAGAGTTCGGTAAACTGAATTTCTCTTTTATAGCACCGTAAAGTAAATCCCAGAGACCACCAACTAACATTCCAAGAGCACCGCCAACAGCTGCTCCTAGTGGACCTCCTAGACAAAAACCTAAGGCAGCTCCTAAGCCACCTAAAATAGGTACGGATAATCTACTCCAATCACCTGTTTCAATTCCATGTGAAATAGCTTCTATTAAAGAAACTACTAAAGCTCCTATAGTAGCTCCTAGGCCTATGCCCATCAAGCTAGATATACCTAAGCCTTTTGCTAATGCCTTACCTAACATTACAGAAATGGCCATTGCTATAGGGCCTGTGTATCTAGTAGCATCTGTGAATTGGAACTTATCACAAAGGATAGACCAAAATTCTCCTACAAATAAACCAGCTAAACCACCTATTACAGCTCCCCATTTACTTCCTGTTAAAGCATAACCCAAAATAGCTCCTAATGAAGCACTTATGCCAGAAGTAATAGCAGCTTTTACTTTTTGTTCAGGCGTTAGTTTAAATGCATCAGCTATAGCATTCCAAATTAATCCTGCTAAAGCACCTGCGGCAGCACCAATAATACCGCCTTTAACGCCTCCAACGGCTGCTCCTATAATAGCGCCTAAAGAACCTGCTAATACTGCAGGTAACCATGCTGGCCAATTACTAAATACATCTCTCCATCCCTCCCAGAACTTTTTATCTGGAATAGCTAAGTTATTTAAAGCATCACTGAGATCTGCTACTTGTGTTCCTAAATCAGCCGGTATGTCATCAAATATTTGAATAGGATAATCATCAGGATTTATTCCTAAATCTGATTCAGCCTCACTAGAGTCTTCATCTTCTTTTATACGATACACTTCATCAAAAGATTGTAGGAAGGTACTCTTTAATTTCTTTTTAGTCTTCTCTGCAGCTTTTCCCACATCATCCATGGCATCAGTAATATTTTGTAACTGACCCAAATAAGAAAGAGCGCTTGATTGAGAAGCTTTATCTTCCCATGGCTGTAAAATTTCCGAAGGATCATAACCTATACCTAAGGCCTTATTTAATGTTTTATTTAATCCTTCCCACCATAAGATAACATTCTTAATTTTACCAACAAGAATATCTAACCAACCTGTTAAATAGGCAATAACACCAATCAATAGGCCTAATAAAACTACTGTAATTCTTATAGGATCTTTTGCAACCCATTTTAAAGCTGCGCCAAAAGTTAACACAGCCTTTTTAGCCATTTCCCAAATACGTGTAAAACCAACTAGTTTTAATAAAGCACTAAACACAGGAAGTAAAACTTTAGATGTTATAAGTACAGCACCTAAAGCACCTGCTAAACGTCTTACCCAAGGAGATGTTGTATATAAATATACAAGCAGTTGTGATAAGGCGTTTAAGAAAATAGCTATTGGCGGAGTTATTATAGTAAACCAATAAACTAAGGTTTTTAAAGAATCTCCAAAAATAGTACCTATTAAAATTGTTAAGTATTTTATAGTTCTTCCTAATTGACCTAAAATACCTAAAAAGTTTCTTATTACTACTTGTGTTTCTGGAGGGAAAAGCGTTTCAAATAATCCTCCAGGACCCACTCTACGAATGATAGCTACCATAGCAGTCATAGCATCTGCTATAGCATTTAGCTTGATTCTTACTATATCGTAAGGACCACTAATCATAACATTATATAATACTAAAAAACTATCCTTTATAGCATTTAAAGAACCTTTTACGGTTTTTTGTAATTCAGCCGAAGCACCACTAAAACGTTTTTGTAATCCAGTGAGGATAGCATTAACAGCTTTAGCGGAATTAACTCCCTGTTTACCTATTTGTGCAACTTGTTGTGCGGTTAAACCCAATTCCTCTTCCAAGATAGAATAAATAGGAATATTGGCATTTACTAACTGACGTATTTCTTGCATCTTTACAGTACCTGATTGTAACATCTGGCCTAATGCTAATGAAATACGGTAAATAGTATCTTCTATTTCGCCACCAGCTACGGCAGCTGTATCTGTTAAAATTCTTAGAACAGGAATTGCGTTTTGAGCAGAAATACCCATAGTCATAAGTAGTCTAGTGGACTTTTCTGCTGCTTCTGTATCCAAAGGAGACTGTACAGCAAAATCTTGTAAAGCTTGTATAAAAGAATTAGCCTCTGAAGCAGAACCCATAAGATACTTAAAAGAAACAGCCGCTTGTTCCATTTCTTGTGCAAAATCGTTAGCCATTCTTATCCAAGTTCTTATTTCGCCTGTTATTTGATAAAAGGCTTGAGAAATAACAATACCACCGACTATTTGTTTTACTTTAGAAGCCCAATCTACAGAACTTTCTAGCTTCTTATTCATTTGATCTGCATTCCTAGCAGCTTCTTTTAAATTTTTATCTAAGGCACTTGTAGGAGCAACTGAGCTAGCTGAAGCTGTACCCGCATTTTGCATATTTTGCTGATACTTCTTTGCTTCATGTGACATAAAGTCCATCTTATTAGCAAAATCTTCAAAAAGGCCTAGATCATCTTCACCAAACATCTGCACTGAGTTAAGTGCCTCAAAAAGATTAGTTGTAAAATTAGAAGCAGACGCTGCAGCTTTATCAATATTCTGAGCGAGCTCATCAAAAGCTTGCCCCAGCTGAGAAGTATAAGTTCTTATGGCAGAAACCTCTTGCAGCGTCTGATCTAAACCAAGTAAAGTTTGTGAAAAGGCTTGTGCCTTACCAATAATTTCTTGCATAGCTTGTGACATTAATTGTAATGCATTAGACATAGACCATAAACCAGTCATATCTTTATCGCTTAAAGCATTATTTAAAGCGTTGCTTAAAGAAGAAGCCTTTTCTTGTAAAGAATCCATAGCACTAGCCGCTGAACTAGTATCAACATTTACTGATAAAGCGGCAGACTGTCCTATAGAACTTTTAAGTTTATCTACATTATTTTGTACAGTTCTAAGGCTACTATTAGCATTACCTATATGAACTGAAGGACGTATATTTTTTAAATTTTCGTCAACTGATCTACCTACTTCTTCAATACGGCTTTTTAATGCATCCAAATTCATACAAGCCTGTACTACATCAATACCTACAGTATTATTAGATAAAAGAGATTCCATATCTCTTTTTAGTTGCTGTGTTTTATTAAAAACGCTTCTAATTTGCTCATTAACTACGTCGTTATTAAAAGTAATTTCAATATGAGCACGAGTGTTGTCAAAGATTCTTGATATAGAATCACTAATTGTTTGCGCATTTTTTAAAACAACAGCGTCTTCAGGATGAAAAGACATGGTATCTGCCAAACGAGTAGTAAAGCTACTGGTAGCATTAGTTACTCTATCTATAGCGCTCATATAATTCGAAACGTCTAAAGTTAATTTAGCTTGTAAAGTACCAACGTTTGTAGCCATGTCTTTCTCCTTTCTACATAAAGCTTAATTGATCAACGTATGCCGTAGGCTGTTTGCTAACACCACGACTCTTTTCTCTCTTCTTGCCCCCGTTTACTTCTACATGTGTTTGTAATAACGCAAAAAACATTTTTGGAGTAGTTCTCCAAAAAGTTCTAGGGGACATATGTAAAATAGCTGTACCCATATAATAAAATAAAGTCCAATCCCAGGTAGAACTGGGATTTATTAGTTTGGGTTAGCTAATTGTTTTCCTACCGGATCTTCTACCTGAGTTGATTGCATTTCTTGTATTGCTGCATCATCAGGTAATGCGCCAGTCATTGCTGCCTGCAACTGTGTTACTACATCCCCTAGGTTGCTAGTATTTAACCAAGAACCTACTTGATATTCTGATAAGTTATACCTTATTGGTTCTCCTGTAGCAGAATCAACTTCTGCTTCATCCCAAATTAAACCTAACCACATAACCTTTCTAATATCTTTCATAGAACCGCTAGATAGTCTCTCTTGGGCTGCATCCATTGAACCAAAACATTCTTCGATTTCAGCAAAGGCGTTTAAGTCAAAACAAATATAACGCTCTTTACCTCCAAACTCACCAATAAAATATTTTCCCTCTTTTTGTCTAATTTCGTGTAAATTAGATACAGAATTAGGGGCTTCATTAGAAGCCCCATTCTGATTCATTGAAACTACATTATCTGCCATAATATTCACCTCTCAACTTTCTTAAACTTATTATTGTACTGGACTGGTAAACCAATCTGAAGGATCAAAACCAGTAGAATCTTCATCACCAACCCTTTGCCATTCATCATCACATGTTCTCTTAACAAATGAACCTGAAATGGTAGGGGTTTGGAATTCAATTGAATCTCCCTTAGTCTGTATGTCTTCTTCAGGTAAAGCAAATTTACCTTTATTAAGCCAGTAATACCTATACTTGCCGTTAGACTTTAAAGTCCTAAAGCCGATAGCTACCCAAGGTGGTACATCACCAGCCTTCTTCTTTAATACTCCATTACTAACAGTATGGCCTAATAGAACTGCCTGCTGTTCCAATGTTAAATCAGCCATATTTAACTCTAATGAAATTTCACCGATTGTAGCCGCTGTATCAAAAGGGCCATCATCAGCAAATAAAGTAGCATTAGATGCATTAGGATTAACATTAGCAGAAATAGCACCCGCCATTTTTACAGGCGCTTCATACACAGGCGAACCATTTAATGGGTCATCTGTAAGTAATGCATAATACACATCTCTCAAACCTATTGTTGCCATTTTTATACCTCCTTAAAATGATGTGGTTATTGAAAATGAAATACTATAGCGTGAATTGCCTTTAGCATCATCTTCTAATTTAACAGGGCCAGTAGAACAAGAAATAATAGCCCAATGCGTTTCATCAAGATCTTCTAACATCTCATTACGCATTCTTAAAAAATCAAAAACCTTTTCTATTTCAGTCAAACAAGTTACATGACTTCTATTACGTACCATGATTTGGATTTTGCGGACGCCTGCGTCTTTCCGCGGGATCTGCGGCATTAGTGCCCTATATTGTCTTACGCAGTATGCATTGTTTACATCTTCTGGCCATTGCTGTAACCATGTCTTATTGTCTCTAGAAGCATCGTCATCGTCTTCAGATACTTCTGGAGGTATTATTCCGTTGTCAGATAACCATTTAACGAAAAAATGTAAAAACTCTAACATAGTCACTCCTTAAAATTTCTTTGATGCTTTAGGCGCGGAAGTTTTAAGACTATAGTTAACACTTAAGCCTTGTTGTAGATCCGTTAAGAATTCTGGTGCGTAATCATACAAAGTATTTTCTAACCATTTACCGCCCTTGTCTCGTTCATGAATGGCTACTGCATATTCCTCAGTTCTCATACCTCTTTGGGGATTTAAGGTTTCGTCACCAAAACCAATGTAACCATTAACGGCTCCGTTTCTAATCTCTGTTTCAACTTTGCCTGAATCTCTTAAAGCGCCTGTAACTACCGGCATTATATTCTGTGTTCTTTCAAGAATATTTTTCGCCGAAGCTTCTATGACGTTTTTTGCCAGGTTTGGTGTGGTTGTTTTTAATTGTTGTAGATTACTATTAAATTCTGTTACGCCTGTAATTGTCAGGCGGCCTCCTGCACTTCTATAACTCATGGTAAATATAATACTCCTACGTCTGCGGAAGCGTTAGGTCTATAATAAACCTCTCTTCTTAGGATAGGCATATCTTGTAAAATCTTCTTATAAACGCCTTCAGGACTTTCTTGATTTGCAATCAAGGCCTTTTCTGAAGCTTCATCTAAAGGCGCATATACATCTATTTTATCGTCAATGTCTACCTTTAATATATCTTCACCTGTAAGATATAACTGTGCTCCCGAAGTCTCTTGTCTTCCTAAACGGTTCAATACTAATTTGATGTCTTCTTGTAAATAGCCTAACATTTCAGTTGTTATCGCCTTTTTATCTCCCAAAGAGCTAGTTCCTTTAGTATGATGCACTACTACACGAAAACGCATCATCCTTTTTATAACTTTACTATTCATTGGTTTCTCCTAAAATGTGATTACATTGTTCACTCATCATATCATAACCAAAAATAGGCCTTGATGTAGGATTTTCTGATAAAGGCGGACAATATGAAATAATATAATCTTCCAATTTTTTACTTAAGGAATTCAAGAATGAAATTCTATTACTTGTATTCTCTTCATATGGACCTAATTTATATTCAGGAATAGCCGCTAATCGAGATAAAATAGCATTTATACAATCTAAAGCGGCATGATTTACATCAGAGTTTTGGTCAAGATAGAATTCAATCTCTTCATCCCCCAATAAGGGATCATTAGCATCCGTATCACCTAATAATAACCGAATCTGCATTAGTTCCGATTCTTTTAATTGTGATGGGTCATAAGTCCAAGACATAATAATCACTCCTTATTTTTGGCCAATCATATTGCCATTCACTGTTGCCTTTGCTTTTACTTTGACATCGCCTTTAGCATTTTTCTTCTTAAGTTCCGTTACAATGCTTTTTTGTTCGGCAACACTGGGACTGCCCATGTTAACATTATCTGGTACGGTAACTTCCTCTACACGAGAGGGATAAAGCAATCTAAACTTATCCCTCTCTGTGAATGTTTCTGGAAGTAAAGCACCCTCGCTATACGTTTTATTCTTGTAACGGATGTCTTTTCTTACTACTTTGTACCTAATCATTATCTAGTACCTGTATCACCAGGGATTGCTGGGTTACCTGTAATAGGTACTCTAGACTCTGCAATAGAGCCATTAGGGTCAATAGCATTCTTAATGAAGGCTCCCATATCAGGTGCAACAACCTTCATATCGTATGCAAGCTCCATCTCAATACGTTCTGTACCAATACCTAACTGAGGCATGCTGAAACGATTGATACGTCCGCCCAGTGCGTTGGAGCCTAAAAGACCATCCCATGTGAAACAATAACCTGCTGTAGCATGCTTTAATGAAGGACGGTTAATTGAATAAGCTAATAATACATTGTTACCTAAAGTAAACTGCATATCGGCTTTTTCACCCTTCTTAGCTACATTCTGTACAGCGTTAGCAACTAAAAGCTTATCAATATCAAACATAGAAGCTAACAAGTCTGCTGTAACAACACCTCTCTGTGTAAACTTAATTCTATCAAGAATGTCAGGATGCTGACGAAGAGCGTCATAAACTCTTCTACCAAGAACCATTACATTAGGACGCTTACCTGTAATCTCTGACATTGCAGTAGACATATTAGCTATCTGCGAAATAGGATCAGAGTGTGAATAATCATCAAAGTAAGTTACCTTACCTGAAGTACCTGCTGCGCCTCCTTCAAGGTCTTGTGCCCAAACACCGTCCTTAAAATAAGTATTTGCCCAATTATTCTCCTTATTAAGCATTATCTTATCTGTAACGAACTCTGTAGCATCACGATCTGGTTGTAGTGGATCATCAGCATTAGCTCTATCCTCTTCATAAACATCCTTATGAAAAGCATATTTCTTACAGAAGTAAGTAGGCGTATTATCAATATCGTAATCGCCTCCAGCTGACTCTACTCCCATGGCCCTTTCAGAAGCGTCATCGCGGAACCAATCTTCCTTCTTATATACGAAGTAGCGGTCTGACTGCTTCTGTACTGGTAATACAGGAAAGACTTTATCATTTACAAAGCCTGAAGCATCCTGCATATACTTCACGCTCATATTAGTTAACGCACGATCAATGTGTGTTTGTGATCTAGATGGCATTTCTATACCTCCTTTTTTCTAAAAAATTTTACTTACGAAACTACCGGACGAATAAGTACTGATGCAATAGCGCCAGCAGCACAACCTACAATAACTGTACCCCAATTGCCGATTGTATCACCGGCAGCAAGAGCGGATTCAGATTTATAGAATGTTACTCCATCAAGAGCAATCTGTCCTGCTTCGCCTTTCTTTACTTCATTCTGCAAAACACCTATTACATTATCAGTAGCTGGTGTAGTAGCTTCTGTAAAGACGCCATCAGTAGTCGTCATTTTTACTGGAATGTATCTCTTTTCCACGCCATAAGCTTTATCGGCGCAAAGAGAAATTCTGCATCCAGGGTTTTCAAACGCTTTAATACCTGCCATTTTTAGTATACCTCCTTATTACATAGTTGTTCTATACTGTTCATAAAGATCAGGGTTCTCTCGAACGGCTTCATGGAAAGCATCATTATAAGCAAGGCCTTCATTGTCCTTCATCTTATCTTTTGCTATCTTGTTGAGCTGTTCATACGCATCTGTAGGAACGTCTGCTCCTGCGTCATTGCCGATACTCTGCATTAAAGCATTCATAGCCTCATTAGCAGGTGAAAGCAAAGATTCTAAAGTTGCATAATCTTGAGGAGAGGCCTTTTTAATGTTATATAAAGCCTGTACATGCTCATCCTCAATAGGAAGATTACTATAATCTCCAAGAGAAGCCTTAAATGCACTAAAGGCTTTTTCATCTTGTAAAGCCTCTACCTGTTTCTGACTCTCGAGCGCAACTTTTCTTGCCTCCAAAACGGCCTTCTTCGCATCAGCCGGAAGAGAATTAAGGAATTTTGTATCCTCATCTTCGGTATCCTGCAACTTTTTAAGTTGTTCCTCAGCTGATTCTGCTCTAGCGATTGCCTCACTAGTAGCCTTCTGTGCCTTTTCTAAGTTTTCCGTTGCAGTCGCAAGCTGGCTGGTGAGATTCGTAACCTGCGCTGTAAGCGGTTTTGTCTTTTCAGCAATCTGATTCTCAATCGTCGCCAGCAATGCGGAACGATTTTCCTCAGACAGTGTGTTTAAAAATGCCTGAAAATCCATCGTCATACCTCCTTTTTGATTTTTAATTGTATCTAACTTAGCCCGAAGCTGTAAAGGATCGGCGTAAGCGGCTATATTAAGTTCAATACCATTGATTGAAACTATTTCTTCCGTTACATCCTTAATAAGAGAATTGAGCTTTTTCTCACCATTTTCCTCTTCCTCTTCTTCCTCTTCTTCTGGGTCTTCCTCTATTTGAGAAATAAACCCATACTTCTTAGCTTCTGGCGCAGTTAACCAGGTTTCATGATCAATCATATCAGTCAACTCTTCAGTAGATAAATTAGTCTTATCCTGATATGTTAATCTAAGAATATCCTCTACCTTCTGCAATACTTCAATGCCTTTAGCTATTGTATACTTATTACCAGACACTTGTGTACTTGGTAGATGAATCATATAAAGACTGGAAACTGTCATATGTCTTACATCGCCTGCCATAGCTATAATTGTAGCAGCAGAAGCAGCAACACCTTCAACAAAAGTGTGTATTTCTGCTTGATGCTTTTTAAGCTGTTGTGCCATAGCAACTGCAGCAAATACTTCTCCGCCTCCAGAATTAATATGCACATTAATGCGTTTTACATTAGGATATTTTTGTAAATCGGAAATAAACTCTCTAGTGACTACATCATCTTCACTACCAAACCAACCTCTTTCGGTTTTTATTTCTCCGTAAATATACATATCTAATACATCTTTTCTTTTAGTACTAGCTATGTCCCAAAATTTTACCATTTATCTTATTCCTTTCTTGTAATGCTTGTTTAATGATTTTCCGCCCAAATTGCTACTGCCACAAGAGGCATTGCTAGAATTAGCAATACTACCTCTGCAAATTTACTAATTATTTTCTTCATCTGTAGGCTCCTCAGGCTCAGGCTCAGGCTCAGGCTCAGGCTCAGGCGCAGTTTCTACCCATACATCCTTTTTAATTTCATTAAGGTTTTCATCAAATAGAATAGCACTAATCTTTTTAGAGCCTCCTCCCACAGATGAAAAAGCCTCGTAAAATTTACGTAGTGCTGTATCATAATTTCCGTACGGATCAAACTTCCTATCCTCTGTATCCTTACTTGATATTGTTACTGATAATACATAATACTTATTCATTTTTCTTTTCCTCCTTTTCTTTTATATAGTTATTAATTATCCAACACATAAAGTTAATTACTTTTGGCCCAAGTAACCTTAACTGTAACTTGAGTGCTATTAATAGGGGTTATTCCGTTTACTAGTTTATATACAAATCCACTATCAACTGAGTTAGTTCCAGCTAAATTGATAAATACATTTCCATCATTTGATAGCACAGTTGCACTAATAGGCGTATATCCTTGTTTAGTAAGTATAATATTACCATAAGCGTTAGTTGTATATGTATCAATGGTAGTTTGTAATAAATTGCTATTTATCTCAGAAATTTCTCCACTAACTGATGTACTCTCAATATTAACACCCTCTGTAATAGCTGAATCTTTTGCAATAGTTTGTGTGACCTTATAAAATTGACCTCTACGCATTATATAAGTACCAGCATTACGTGTTTGTGATGCTGTTGCTCCGTCTTCAATTGGTGCTATTGTTGTATTATTAACCTTATTATCCGTCAACTCCTTATTAGTCATAGCATATGGCTGATATGTGGTGTCGGTGTCCTCTGCTAATCTTAACATAGGATAAAATGTTAGATTGTTAGCAGTATAGCCACTTCTAACTGTAAGTACCACTGACAATTTCACGCTATTAGCGTCATTATCATCACCATTGAGTGTTATTGATACACCATTCCCATAGTCAACGCCTAGTATTCTTAAACTTCCATTCTTAGTACAATCGCAATATGCCCAATATTTTCCATCTCCGCCTCCGCTTGGACATCCACTGAATATATAATTGCCATTTTTAAGAACGAACTTATTAGAAGGATGTAATCTGTAATGGCAATAATAAAATGTATTAGCAGTTGCAGTGCCATTTGCTGTTACACTTCCATCTGCATTTCTAGTCCAAGTAATTCCATTTTCTGTAACAGGATTTGTTGATGTAGAATAAGGCATTGAGTTTAAGTTCTTCGCACCCAATACTCCGTTGTCGGCATACGACATTTTCTCTTCATTCAGCTTTGCATTGGTAGGCGCATAAGGTACATAGGTACCATCTTTGATAGACGCAAGCCTAACCATAGGTTTGAAAACAAGCGGTGTTGTTATCTCATAGCCCGCCTTAATAACAATGGCAATTTGAAAATGAACATTGTCATTGCTGAAATCATCGCCATTAAGCGTAGCTGTCATTCCATTGCCTGTATCATTTCCATAATTTACCGCCTCGCCACCGCTTGTCCGTGACATGACCATCCAATATGAATTTGTTGAGCCACCGCTCGGACAGCCGTTTACTTCATACTCTCCGTTCGGAAGAATCAACTTTCCATTTTCCAGCCTTATAGACACTTGGAAAACTGCTCTGTCCGTAGCTGTTCCTGTCGCAGTAACCGTGCCATCGCCATTATCAGTGAATGTGATACCGTTTACAGTCCTTGTGGTGTGGTAGAACGGATATACACAAAGGTTCTTCGCGCCATAGACATTTACAATGTCGGCTATCTCGTCAGCCGTACCGAAGTCACTTGCTTTCTTTCCGCTGTCGGTCAAATTACCGTTTGCATCAAGTCCTGCAAAGTTGCCATTAGTAGCACCTGATACCTTATCAGTCTTATCTGCAAGTAAAGCATCTGTAGCTGTCTTATTATAGTAATTAGCAGGATCAAATATATCCGTTAATGGAATACTAATGTCTTGTTTACCTGCGTCAGTATTAAAGGTAATAACAAGATTTCCACCTGTTATTTCAACAGTATCTATCATCCCATCTTTTACAAATGCTGCAGCATCAAGACTAAAAAGCGTGGTTTCATCATTCTTAAATAAGATTAAATGATTTGCACTATCATAAGATGCGTTGTTAATTACATCTTCCGAATCCGCCTTATCTGCAACTTTTGCTACTTCTGCTTTATCTGCATCCGTATAATCATTAGTAGATAAGCCTTTTCCTGTAACCGTATCTACTTTACTTGTAAGAGCTCCATCTACTTCTGTCTTTGTATAAGTTTCAGTCTTCAAATAGTAGTTAAGTAAATCATTAGCTGTATTATCAATAAAACCACTATCATTTGTTAAATCACTTGTATTACTTGGTATATCAGGCTTGTTAGTTAAATCACCATAATCACCACTAAAATCACTCTTACCATTCCAAGTATCCTTTTCTGTATCTGTTACGGTTCTATGTGTAGAATCTTCTTCTAAATCAGATAAGTTCTCTGGTATAGGTGTATCAGCTGGTAATGCTCCTACATCTTGGGCATTTAACGTAACTTCTCCAGTTTTACCATTAACAGATTCAACTGCTCCTGAACCACTACCTGGTGCTTCAAGTTCTCCATCTTCATTAAAAACCAATCCATCACCAATAGGAATTAAATCCTCGGTTGTTTTATTTCCTGATAACTCAACATTATTGATTTTGGGCTTATTACTTAATGCATTGTAATTAGTGGTTCCTCCACCACCGCCTCCACCGCCTTGTTCGGCAAGTGTTTTAAGATATAACTCTTCTCTTGATTTTGGGTCTGGCATATCAGTTGTAATACCTTGAGTTGCATTATATTCATATAATTCTTTTCTACCTTTTGGATTCGGTAAATCTGCCATATTCTTATCCTCCACTAATTGATAAAACAAATTCTTCTATGCTCATTTATTTTCTTCCTGGTCTTTTTCTTCTTTTTCTTTTTCTTTTTCTTTTTCGTCTTCCATTTCTTTTTCATCTTCCGAAGGCGTACCAGGAGTGTTTAAAGCCTTTTCATCGGCTTCTTCCTCATCAAGTCGATGTAAAGTACCCTTATTCTTTTGTCCTCCCTTAGTATAAGCCACATTAATTTGATCTTCCCTTAATTCAGGATCATCCGTTACATCAGGGAATTGTACAATTCTTCTTAAATAATTCTCCAAATCAACGTCTGGGAACAAAGGCATTTGAGCATTTGCCAAAGAAGTTATATATTGTCCTAATTCGTGTAAATCTGGCGATATAACTGAAGTTACTTTAAATTTTGGATAATCCGTCAATCCTTTAAAGGAATTTAAAGCAAATAACCTAGGTACCGCGATGTCATTTAATATTTCTACGACGTTCGCCAATTGCGCGTCTAGGGCCGCCGCTAAGATACTTTGCTTTGTTTTAGCCAATGCAAAAGAACCTACTTTATCGCCGCCCATCATAACGATGTCTGATAACATTGTTATAGCTATCCGCTGATCATACCTATTTATGATAGAATTCGTATCAAACTGTCTAGCACTATTAGAACTTAATAATTTTAATTCCCATCCATGACTTAAAACTACTCCTTCATTTCTATCACGACGAATACTTGACACCAGTTGCAAAGCTGTGTTTTTTGTTTCAACCGCTTTAGGATTTTGTTCATCAAATAAATCTAATCCTTCTGGTGCGTATAACACAGGCAAGCCTGCTAAATCTCTTTCTACACCTATTCCCTCGACTTCTTCGATATGCTTTTTAAAATACCAAGGCCTGTAAGCACCTCTTAAAAAGCTTTTGCCTTCAGGATTATTTCGTGCTGTGGTTGTTCTAAATAGCAAGGCTTTTTCTATTGGGATAAACACTGTTCCTTTAGAAGTTCCTGTATATTGATGCATTCCTAAAATAGAGCCATAATCATCAACTTCCCAAGACTCTAACGAAGTTTGCGATCTTCCTGCTATTTTACCCCAACCTATACGGCCATCATTGTATTTGCTGGATTTTTTGCCTTTTTGTCCTTCACGCTTTTTATAGATGATTTCACAAAAAGACCAGCCATACTCAAAGAAAGACATTAAATCATCAATAAAGGCCGACCAAGGAATACTCATATCATTCATACAAGTTTGTAAAAATTCTGCCGCTTCCATGTCTGCTTTTTCACTAGAAGCTGATTCTACAGACCAAATTACGTTTCTTATTAACTGTCTTGAACATAACAAAATAGCCGTAATGACCGGATCATTACTAGCCATTTCTTGATATATTTCTCCTGCCCTTGGCCAACGAAGATTTGGTAAAAATTCTTCATATACAACTCCTGCAGATTGCTTTAAGCCAGAAACACCACGCTCTTCAAAAGCTAAACTTTTTTGCGTGGGTTTCATCTCAAGGTCAGGCTTAATAGGAGTCACATCATTCTTATCTACTTGTAATGAGCCATTCTTTTGCTCCTTTTCTGCCATAATTACCTCCTACATTCCAAAACGACTGTAATATCCGACATCCATATCAGATATACTTGCTATATCTTCTGATTCCTCTGGTTTTTCTACGCCAAAACCAACCCCGAGAGAACTTGGAGTACATAATTCCGTGAAAGCTCCTGATAAGCCATCCACCATGTCATCATGTATCCCTCCCGGGAATGATTCGGCTTCATCAAAAAACGCCTCAATATTTCTACAAGAGGCCAAATACTTGATTTGGCCACGCTCTGCGGCTGCTGACGCCGCAGAAGCTCTTGTGGCCTTATCGCCAGAGGATTTAACACCTTCATAAGCATACCCTTGAAAGATTGAATGCTTTTTTATATCACATAAAGCTATTCCAGAAGAACCAGGCTCCTGCTCTTCTCTGATGAGAACATCATAACCATCGCTACGCGCAGTGTTTTGTTGTAAAGCCTGTGTCTTTTCTGGACTTAATCTTTCGCGGATTATATCCTCTATATAAAAAACGCCGTTCCAATGACTCAAAAGAAAACCTACCGTATAATCGGGGTCATCC